TCAGTGTATCGAGTCAGGCTAACTCCACATAACCCCCACCGGTTAACAAAACATCATGGCGTGCAAGGCTTTGAGAATAAATTTGGGATTTTCCGGCAGAGTGGACAAACAGAAGTGTTGCAAAGACCACAACAAGAACTGGAGATAGCCACACACCTTCAAACAAGTCAGATTAACTTGGATGTTGCAAAAATGATTGGAACAGTCACAGTAGATGGTGGGCTCATTTGTTGCATACTATACAAGGACTTCCTAGTGATGCCAGCTCATGTCATGATGAAAAAGTTGCCAATGCGCATCAGCTTCCCCCATTGCACAGTTGTTGTCACAGAGCTTCCTGAGATGTACTCTTTTATAGGGTATGATTTGGTTCTAGTAAGACGGCCTAGTGAACTGGCGCCAGTTAAATGTCAAGCGCATTGTGGAACGGCACATGATGGAATGTTGGTGCAAATGATCTACAAAAAGCCAGTAACAAACAAAGTGGTTCCAACCATAACAGCACCCATCCATCAAACTAAAGAGCACCGTTGGGCACATCAAATTCCAACTCATAATGGTATGTGTGGATGCCCTGTATTGGATGTTGTGACAGGAAAAATTGTGGGCATCCACGTCATGGGCGACCTCGCCAAGAAGCACAATGTCTTTGAAGCATTCCCATCAGAAGCTATTACAATCATGGGAACGAATGACAGGAAGGTTCACGCATCTTACTTTCGTAATAAAGTTAACATGTGGGTTTTCCAGCCAGAAATGCATGGTTATTTGGCGAAGAATCTGGTTAATCTTCAAATGATGGAATTGAAAACCTTCTCAAGGGACACAAAAATTTATACCAAGGAGAACTTTGAAAAATCAGCAAATTGCGGTGGCTTGTTCAAGCATCGTGAAATTTTTGGCCCCCGTGACAGTGAATTCCTTCAGCAGTTCGAGCACTTTGATAACTTGGCGTATGCGCATGCTTTGCTAAACACACGACATACCTATGTCGGGGAAAGTCCATATTGGCTGGAATTCAAGAGGAATCATCAATCATTGGTGCGTGGCATAGAGGAGTATGAAGATGCATATTTGCCGAGTCGATTAACTCACTCAGCTTATTGGAAGGACTTGAGCAAATACAACAGAGCTTACAAGAGCGTTGATCATGATGAAAAGACTCTATTAAATGCCGCAGATTGCCTCATTCATATGCTTGAAAGCGCCGGAATGACACCGACGCGCATTAGAACTCCTGAGGAGGTTTTAAGTGATGTCCAGTGGAATAAAGCAGCTGGACCCATGTACGGGATGAAGAAAAGAGAACTATGCCAACATTTAACTGAGGAAGAGCTAATTGCAATGGCCATCCATTGTAGGCGTGAACTAGTGAGGGGAGAGAACGCAGGGATATGGAATGGATCCCTCAAGGCAGAGCTACGTCCACTCGAGAAGGTTGAACAGGATAAAACGCGAGTGTTCACAGCAGCGCCGATCACAACACTAGTAGGTGCTAAAGCATACGTTGATGATTTCAACAAACAATTTTATGCCACACACCTACATGCACCTCACACGGTTGGCATTAACAAATTCCAGAGAGGTTGGGAAAGAGTGCACCGCTACCTAGATGTACCAGGCTGGCTTCATGGGAGTGGTGATGGATCGAGATTTGATGCTTCCATTGACCCATTCCTGTTTGATGTGATTTACTCAATCAGGTGTCATTTCATGGCACCAGAGTGTAAAGAAGAAGCAGAGGCTGCTCTCAGCCATATGTACAGAGAATTCGTCTTCACCCCTGTGCACACAATTGCTGGGAATATCATCATGAAGAAGCTAGGGAATAACAGTGGCCAGCCGAGTACTGTTGTCGATAACACGCTGGTTCTCATTTTATCATTTCTTTACGCTTACATTTCCAAAACTGGGGACACGACCTGTTCTCAACTTCATGAGCGGATGCGCTTTGTTTGCAATGGGGATGATAACAAATTCTCAATCTCAAGGGAGTTTGAACATGAATTTGGAGGGGATTTTTCCAATGAGATCGGTGATCTGGGTTTAAGCTATGAATTTGATATTTTAACCGATAACATAATGGAGAACCCATACATGAGCTTAACAATGGTTCAACACCCATCGGGTGTTGGATTTCAGCTAAATCCCCGCCGGATAGTTGGGATAGTTCAGTGGATAAAGAAAGGGGGCGTGGTCCATGCAGCGCAAGCTGCTTTTGCAGCAACCATTGAATCTTATAATGACCCATGGCTTTTTGGAATCATGAATCTTTATTTAATATGGTTGCTTTGCGAATACAAAGATGCACTCATCTACGCCAATGAGCATGAACTGGCAACAATTTGCTACATGGACCCACTGCAAATACATGCTCTTCATTATGAAGTTCATTCTGAGGAGGGTACACAAGAGCTGCAAATGGATCTTGAAAAGAAGCAAAAAGATGAAGAGCGAGCCAAAGCGCTCGAAGCAGCCAGGCTCCAAGCTGAGAGGGAAAAGGCAGCACTGGAGGCCAAGGTAGCGCTGGAAGCCAAGGGGAAGAAGAAACTGGAAGATCCACCATCACCTCCACCTCCAGCTAAAGGCTTGGATGATGTCATTGATCCACTAGGAAACAACAGTGATGACGAGGAAGAAATTCAATGGAAAATGCCAGCAATCCAGAAATCATCGCTATCACAGCTCGTGCCAACTATTAAAGGGAAGAAGATTTGGAACCATCGAGTTCTAAAGTTCATTCCTGATGAGCAATTCGATGTTAACGCAGCCCGAGCTAAGGATGAGGAATATAGTGCATGGGTGGACGACATTCGATCATCCCTTAAGATACGGAGTGAAACTGATTTCCAGATAGTGTTGACAGCATGGTGCTTATATTGTGCCAACAGTGGCACATCCTCTGAAATGGATGTCAACCAGCACTTTGAGGTTCATGATGGTAACGGAAAGGTTGGTCTTCTCCCCGCTAAAATAATGATTGATTCTGCCGTGAAAAATGGTGGACTCAGGCGTATCATGCGTCGCCTGAGCGAGCCAACATCCCAAATGTTAGCCAAAGGTGGGAGACTAACAACATGGGGTATAAAACGTGGCATAACAAGGCGTGAGATGATTCCATACGCCTTTGATTTTTATGTTGCAACCAGCAGCACTCCAAAAACCATACGAGAACAATTGGCGCAAGCTAAAATAGCAGCAATTGGTAGTGGAGTGCATAGGGTGATGGTTACTGATGGTAAACTTCAGAGAGCCCGAACCAGTTACGA